TCTGCGGGGTGCAGAATACAAAGTGCCCCTGAGTAAAGAAACTACCAGAAGCAACACTGAATTGTGTACCATATCCAACAGCAGGATTAGTCGTGGTATTTGTTCTCTGAACCCGAAGATTAAGAGTCGAACCATCTACTATACCTGAAATAACTTCATCTGCTTCAAGTCTAGCAACACTTGTTCCTGACTTTGCGGCAGGTTGATCTAAGTATTGAATGTAGAGAGTCTGAGGATCAGTTGTTGTTGCTGCAACTGCTTCGAATACTTTGACTTTAATCCCAGAAGTCTGACCAGTAAAAATAACATTCTGCAGAGTCGAGAGATTGTTGGGGAAGGAAGTTGTGCTGGCAATCTTTACAAATTCGTAGGCATTGTTAACTTTGACGCCACCAGGCTGAATTGGCGCACCGTCAACGAAAAGGTTCGAAGCAAATCTTGAAATCTCGCGCTGGATAATAGTCTGCATCTGCGTAAGTTCGCGTGCCTGCAGCGCTCGACCACTATTGAACAGAATTCTGTGATAGTTGTCACTATCGGCAAAATCGTCTTTATATGTGGTTCTGAAAATCTGTTCAGTGTATGCCTTGGTCATTTAATTACCCTTTAAATTTCTAGAGTTGAATAACAATCTTAAGGTCTTCAGTCTGATCAGTAGACCTTCTGACCGCAGCTCTATTATCAATATACAGCAATTCTCCGGAGAGAGGATCAACAACACCAGTGATAATGTTACTTATAGTCGCTGTCGTGCTTCCTCCACCCTCTACAATCGAGATGGTTTCGCTCGTCTGGAAAGAACGGAATCCAGTATATTCAGATTGGTGAATAAACAAATCGCCATTAGAGTCAACGTCATCAATATATGCTTTTGCGCCAGAGGTTGCACCCTCAATGATCACATCGTTGACAAAAGGACCGTCTGCAATAGAGGAAATGTCAAGTTTTGTCAATGCCTTTCCAGTCTCTCTCGTATAGAAACCTTCGCTATCTGCATATCTCATATTTCTAAACAGCATAACCTGTCTGAAATCTTGATCAATTAAGAAGTCATTATCCTCTGCCCCTGCAGGTTTAGTGTTGAACATAATTGCAGAAGATTTGAGATCTTTTCTGGAATCATATCCAAGACCAAATCGGGGTCCAATGACTGCTCTTGCGGAAGCAGAGTCGCCACCACCACCGCTAATTTCTACACTTGCATACTTGTATCCAGAACCAAATGCAATTGTGCCATCGGTGCTGTCTTTAACTCTGATGTTTACAACTGCACCACCAGCAACTGTTGCAACACCCTTTGCTTCTGTGCCATCACCTTTAATTGTCACGGTCGGAACAGAGGTATAACCAGAACCAGTATTGGTCATTACATAACCAAGGATCTGCCCACCAACTGCATTGTTCTGAATCAACTGTTGCTCAACATCTTCGGCAGGAGAGTTAGAGTCAACAGCAAGTTCGCCAGGACCAAGTGTTGCAGTAGCACTATCTTGTACACGAGTAACAGGAATGTATGCCGAGGAAATAAACTTAGAACCTTTCAATGCCCCAATAGAATACATGAATTTCCACATGTATCCATCTGCAGTTCTGAAAGGAGTTCCTGTAGTATTACCAGTTGGTTGAACAGTTGACGCAACAGTCTGCGGAGGGTTAGCGTTTGTTCTACCTTGCTGAAGGCACATGTAGATTTGCTGGTTGTCATTCATAACATAGAATGCATTTGTGGGATAACCAACATAATTGTCATCATATCCAGAGTATACTGCACCAGAAATCCAGTTATAACGAGGGATTACAAAACTTAGATCTGTAATGTTCTTAATAGACTGCAGTCCAAGTCTCGCATTTCTTTCGTCGCGAATACTGTTTCTTGGAGTAACCGCAATATCAGAATCATTCCAATCTTCGGATTTACCGATTCCTGCAAAATAGTTATTGTCGGAATCGTTAAAGTCTCTTTGTAGATCAAGAAGGATCTGAGTCTTAAGTTTATCTGTAATTACCGCAGCCATTTATTTACCCTATGCAAGTGTTGCGCCACTATTATTGATGACGATCCAAGTTCCGTCCGACCAGATAAGAGTAGCAGCATCTCCTGTAGAATCAAACGTAAGTGTAGAACCACCCGTCAAGTTCGTTGGTGTCAGAGTATGAGAGACACCAGAGTTAATGCTCTTTACTACAACGTGCTTTACAATACCGTCTTGACTTCCGTCTGCCAGCGTTAGACTAAAATTCGTGCTTCCGCTATTATTAATAAAAGAAACTGGAACGTTAATATTGACAGCGCCACTCGCAGTGATTTCTTCATTCGCATAGATCAGCGCAGACTGAATTCTAATACCACCAACACCTTTCCCTGAAAGTCTTAGGTCGATGTTTGTATCATCACCAACTGCAGAAATAACTGGATCATTTCCAGTTGTAGCGTTTGCAACATTAACATAATTGACTGCTGCACTTGTTGCAGTTAGTCCAACAATCTCTGCACCGTTCTCGTCGTTCAAAGGACCAGTCAAATCAGGAGAGGTAATGACAGGAGACGTCAGAGTTTTGTTTGTTAACGTTTGAGTTGCGTCAGTCAATCCAATTTCAGCAGAGTCACTAATTGTAGGAATTCTAATAATAACATCGTTAGAGAGTCCTGCCGTTCTAAACTGATAGACATAACTTCCGCTGCTATCTTTTAAATCAAGATCAGAGACCGTAGGATTGGTTAGAGTTTTGTTTGTAAGGGTTTGCGTACCCGTTTCGAGAACAAGAGTTCCGGACTGATCAGGGAAAGAAATAATTCTTTGAGCAGTCGAATTTGGTGCCTGAATTAAAGTATCGAAAGAGAGATCACCAGTGATTTTGATAGTTGCGCTATCAAAATCAATCAGAGTCATGAGGTTTGTTCCATCACCAAGTTTGGTGTAGAGTTCCTCGAAATTTTGCTGAATTTTTAGGGTTGCTGCACGAAGGGTATCACCTGTACCATCGTTCGCGATCGTTCCCCGATTCAATACTTGTCTTGGCATTTATCAACTCTCTCAGAGTTTAAGATTTACGTTCTTATTTATAAGAGTTTTTGTAGTTCTTCAAGCGTATATTCACCATCAGAATCATTTCTTGGTCCTATCGAAGCAGAGTCAAGAGTAAATGGTTCAACAAACGTGAATTGATCCTGGTCAATTCTTTCCTGACTGCTAAGATCCAATCCGTAGTTCTCCCCACTATCACCTTCATCAAGTGTCGGCGAGTTCGGTTCAAGGTATTCAGCAATGTTGCTATACTGATCATTGATTTGCTTGATGCTAAGATCAGAAACGTCTTCAAGATCATTACCGCTTGGGTTTGGATACGTTGATCTACTACCAAGTCCTGTTCTAAGAAGCATATCTGGTCTCCCAGTAACTGCTTGGAAGAGAGCAGTATGTTGCGCAAATCCAGCAGGAGCAATCGCTGCACTTCCTTCGAGTGTCTTGAAGACAGTATCTGGTGCACCTGGTTCTGGTTGATTTTCTAAATCAAAATCAAAGACGCTAACAATCTGAACCTCACTACCAAGATACATTCCGGCAGGGTGTACGAACAGTTTGTAGACTTGTTCCCACTGACTTAGCGGAAGTTCGCTCTTGATCAGCAATGCAAACTGCTGGTACAGTTTGTCATCCGTTATATATCTCTGAGATTCCGGACCAATATTTGATTCGCCAACTGTGAATACCTGTTCTTTGGTGTAGATAATATCCGGATCAATATTAAAAAACATTCTAAAGAATTGCTGAATCGAATATTTTGTGCCTTTGGAACGATAGAGCGTATTAGAAAACTTTGCTGCAGAACGTTTGTCAGGAAATCCTTGGAAGTAAGACTGCCCAAGAAGCAATTCATCTTCAATAAACTGTAAAAGTGTCAAATCAGACTTTGTTATGTCTCTTGTCTCAAATAGATCATCAATAAGTCTTGACGGAGATTCTGCAGTATTTTCGAATTGATAATATGCTTTCAGAAAAGAAACAAGTTTCGGAAACTCTTGAACAATATAATCCGGCAGAGCTTCGGTGATACGATACTCTCGTAAATTAAGTTCTCTCCGACCAAGGTCAGTAAGAGTTTTGTCCGGAATAATACTCATTAGTTAGTTGCTTCTACCAGAACACCTTTTGCGACAGACGCTGCAGCATCATAACTCAGAACATAATTTCTTTCTGGTGTGATTGCGCTCTGATTCGCAGGTGTTACAGAAAGTTTCATAAAGTTTCTACTACCAGCAATAGAATCAACTGTCAATCCAATAATGTTTACAGTTCCTGTCGCAGCATTATAACTTCCGACATTATCAACAATCGGAAGGTTTGTTTCAAGGTTGATTACTTGAAGTTTGTTGCTGTTGAGTTCATTTCTAATCTGACATTTCTGATTATTATATGTGAATGTTGAAGTGCGAATTCTATAGAACACATCATCTGGAGTTGCAATCGGAACAGGGAAGGAGAAAGAATGATCTTGTTCAACAGTCAGACTCGGAGAGAATCTTTGCTGCATCTTAACATCTGCTCTCGAAGAAAGAACTGCAGGACTTACCTCGTCAACAAGAGTCAACATGTTTGAACGTCTGAATGATTGTCCAAATTTCCCAACTGCTTCCTGGAAGTAATTAGAGATTGCCTCTCTTACCTGCTCCTGAATTGTATTCAGAGAAAGGGTTGTAAGTCTTGGGTTAAACTGGAAGAATGTTTCGAGTTCAACGTATGTTGTGATAGGATCATCAAACTTAAGGATAAACGAAGCAACAGAAAGTTGTTCTGCCAGATCTTGGATAGAGTTTTTTGTAATTGTTTTTCTGTTCTCAGTAACATCATCATTAAACAGAACAGACATAAAGACTGTACCAAATTCAGGTTTTAGATTGTCCTCTCCACCCCAGGCAATAATGTCTTTGATAAGAGTGGAGAAGTTCCTTAAAACAAGAGCAGAATAATCAGCGTGCGTTACCATTCTGTTTTGTGATGCATACTGGAAAGGAGCGTTCTTTCGAATAGACTCAATTGTTTCTTTATTACCACCACCAGCAGACTTAGCAATTGTCGTCACAGTTGGAGTTCTGCTGATAAGATTAGTTACCTCAATCTGAGAAGCAGGTTCAAAGATTGTTGCGCCATTTGCGTCTGGTCCATTACAGGAAAGATAATCAACAGTGATTTTAGAACCTGCTTTCGGAGTCTGACCAAGTGTTGTGCCATTACCAAAGGAAAGTTCATACATCCCATTTGGCATTTCTTTTAAAATGTAGAGTGTTGACAGTTCGTTGACTGTTGTTGCCTCTAGGATATTTGTATATGTGACAGAGTTGATTGAAGTCGCACTCTCATAGACACGAACAACTGCAGTGTCTGCATCAATGTTCTCATCAGAGATGATGTAGATAATATTTTCGTCGCTTCTTCCAGCAACAAAAGTTCTCTTGCGTGCCGTACCTTCGAAGACAGGGATAGACTCATCACCATCAAGGGTCGTGAATTGGTAGAATCCATTACCATCATCAGAAGCAATGATTGTTTCTTGAGTCTGAAAAGTGTATGTTGATTCGTCAACTGTTGTGGTAAATTTATACCCAGAACCAACAGTAATTGTTGCTTCACGATCTGCAACACCAGAGAGATTTAATGAAAGTTTAACTCTTGCTTCGGCAGAAGTTTTAGAATCAGGAATATATCCGATACCTTCCGAGAGAGAAACAAGCGAAGAACGAAGTTGCGCAGTTCCAAGGAAAGATTCATTCAGAGCAAAGTTTGCTGTTAAAGCATTGATATGAGTATTATAGGCAAGAACATCCAGGATATTAGAAAGACCCGATGCTTCAAAATTGTAGTCTTTAAATTCTTCTTGTTGCTCAAGATACGTCTTCAGATTATTTTTAATATTCTGAAAATCAAGAGCAGTGGATCTAATAGTTGTCGCCATTATCGTAACCTGTTAAGAACTGTTGTTATTTCTACAATTTCATCTGTATTCACAACAGTAAAGACTGTTGTCACGTCAACAGAGTTATAATCGGGTTGGACCTTTGCATTGACTCTCAGTGATTTTCTGTCAACTCTTGGTTCATAGGTAAAAATCGCATCACGGATTGCTCTTTCAATATCTTTCTCTGAACCTCTATCGGCGAGTTCAAAAAGAAGAGCATTTAGGTTTGCGCCAAAATAAGGATCAAAAGGTTTCTCGTTCAAATTTGTAAGCAACAAAGTCTTGACTGCTTGTTTGACTGCTGCAGCATTTGTTTTTTTGTAGAGTTCTCCGCTGGTTGGTTTTACAGCGAAAGAAAGATCTAAGTCAAGATATTCTTTGTTGCGTGTCGTGGCAACTGTTGCTGTCGCAAGATTGCCATCTTCAATTGCGAGTGCTCTTGTAGTTGCCATTGCTATCTCTCTAATTCTGTTTTATTATTTATATCAGTTCAACTTAACTTCTATTAACTCATTCTGAGATAAAAGGTTTCCATTAAATCTTGTTGCAACGCTCTTAGAAAATCTTGCTTCGAAAGACTCACCAATCGTGGGCATTTCAACTGCAATCTGAGAGGTCAGAGAACCATCTGGATTATAGGTGTCATATTCAAGAAATAAGTTTTCGAAGACAAAAAAGTTTTTCCAATACTCTGCTACGTCGAATGTTTTATCGTGATCAATCTTACCTTCCTGATTAATAACTTGATAGGCAACCATGAGTCCTTGTTGTTTCTTGAGGTTTTCGCCCCCAACACTTTCCTCTGGACCGCCACGATAAACTCCTTCAGAAACAATCAATCTAACATCGTTGAAGAGGTCAACATTACCGCTAATACTTCTGATAAGTTCTGCATGCAGATAGAGTTGTCTTGCTAAATTCTTTCTTCCATCCGCACTTCCAATAAATCCAATATTGGTTCTATCTCCATATGCACCAAGAAATTTTGCGATTGTAATTCCTGGACCAAGTTTTGTTGCAGAAGAGATTGCAGAAGCATCAACGAAATTTGGATTATAGACTGGATCTGGAATAATGATCATGGCGTAAATCTCTTGCTGAGGTTTCTCAAAGGATTGCCAATCAAAGTCTTACCAAACTGAGGACTTGGATCTTTGGAAGAAACTCTACCAATCTTCGGGGGCGAGGGATTGTTATAGTCTGGATTGATTCTTCTTTCACCAACCATTTTTGCTCCGAGTTTTGCTTTGTTGGCAGGATCTCTAAACGAAGAACGAAGTTCCTGCGTCGTCGGAACTTTCTCAAATAATCCTTCGTAGTCATCACGAAGAAGAATCTGATCTCTTAGTTTGTTTCCTGCGTCAATTGTAACATTGCGAATTGCATAAGAACCGCCCAGCAAGTGCACACCAACAATTGGTGCGACAGGAGGAGGAGCACTTGGCGGGATAAGTTGCATTTTATAGAAAGTAATCGGAACACCGCTTAATCCGCCAGCAACGTTTGAGTACATTGTAGAAATTGACTGCATGCTTTGACCAAAGAACGAACCATAAAATGCAGCGCCAGAGGCAAAGGGAACAGGACCAAGTGGTCCTTGATAAACTTTACCTGTGAAATCAATTGCAGACCCACCAATACTTCCTGTAATACCCAAAACAGAAACTTTTGTTGCAGATATATTTGCAGTCTTAGAAACAGCAACCCATTCGTCTTTTCCGGACATGAATATACTCTTGTCCGAAACAATGTCAATATTTGCTTCTGATTCTATTGAATAATCGCCATCAACAATTGTTTTCTTGCTGCCCAATACAACATCAGTGCTTTTCTCTATTGTCTTTGTTGTTCTGGATTTCTTAGTAATATACTCAGACTCACCACTAGTAACTGTCCGATGATTTTGACCAATAGATTCATTCTTGTGTCCCGCAACGTTGATATTATAGTTCCCACCAACATCAACGTTATAGTCTCCAGAGACTTGCAGGTTTAGATTTCCTTTATAGACGAGTGTGCCGTCTCCTTCAATAATTGTCGTCTGATCACCACCTGTGACTTCAATTCTGTTATTGACTGCCGAAACAATGACTGATCCATCGGCACGCATCTCAACACCAGCGCCTTTGCGGTGGCGAATTAGAATACGCTCACCACCAGGAGTGTCATCATACTCTACGACATGACCAGAAGAAGTCTCATCTACTTGGTTAAATGGATGCTGAGAAGGTTCTTGCGGTTCAATATTAAGCGAAACGCCAATGTCTCCACCTCCAAGGTAGAGATCATTTACTTTTAGTCCACGCGCTGCACGATTAACTGAAGATCCATACATGTAATTAGTTTTTGGATATTCGCCAGTCGGATCCTGAAATCCATCTAGCGGTATACCTTCAGTCTCGTCAACCGCAGGGTTTTCACCTAATTGTCTTTTGTTCTTTGTTGTTGTCATACTGTTCTCTGTTGAATCAAGTCAGCAGGTTCATAGGCATTATCAGTCAAAAGGTCTTTATAGACTGATCTCTTTCTGAACAAATTACGAGAATATTCAATAACATCAAAATAAGGATCTTCGTGATCTATAGAAATGTCATTGTGCCCAAATACTTGTCCACCATAATATTTTGAATAGAATGCTGCCAGGAGTGCTTCCAGAGTCTCCATCTGAATTCTTGTAAATGATTGCGCAGAACGATATTGATCAGGATTCTCAGTTCCAGAAGGAGCATTGACTCCCCCAACAAGAGCAATATCGACGCAGACTGGTCTGTGACCACGTATATTGCTTGCTTCGCTTACCTTATCTAATGGAATACCGCGCTGAAGTCTACCATCTCTACGAATTACAAAGTGATACTGAATTCCATCAAAACCCTGTTCGTTATGATAAGTATGGAGTTCTTCGCATCCAATATTAGCATTTGTATAGGTGTCTGTTGCATGAACAATAACTTCGGTAATTTCTCGATTTGCCTTTGCAAACTCTGCGAGCAATTCCTCTTTTGATTCAACATAGGTAAATGCAGAGAATTCAGAGGCACTACCTTTGTATCTTTCTGCAAGTTCTACTAGGTCAACATCTTCACTATAGAATTCAAGAGAACTGCGAACAATAGAACCAGAGATTGTTGTGTCCAGTTTTTCTAATTCATCTTCAATAAAGACAGCGCGTTTCTCAAATGCTTCAATTTCTTCAGGATCAACTTTAGCGACTTCTGCTTTTGTTTTAACCTCATTGATAAACTGATTCACCGAACCTTTCTCAGAAACACTATTGATAATTCCTCTCATTTCAGGAGAGAAACTCTTTGTGTTTTTCATGATCTGTTTAAGTGCAGTTGCTTTTTGTTCTGGATCACCACTAATTGCATTGCCAAGAATACTAGACAATTCAGCGTCATTAAACTCAGTACCAAATGCAAGTTTATTAATGATTGACGACGCTGCCCGAGTTAGATCCTCGGAAATATCTTGTAGTAAACCAAATCCTGTTTTGATGCCTGTCCTAGAAACAAAATCAGAAATTTGATTTGACACCTCTGTAATTGGGGCAAGAACTTGATCAATACCACCTTCAACTTTTTTGACAACATCTTGCACATTCGAAACAATTTTAGATAATGATCCAATTCCAGGAGGAGTCAGATTTTCATTTCCGGTAAAATTGGCAAGAGTAGTAAGAGCAAGAGTCGAGGGATTAAGACTTGCCAAAGAAGATGCGCCTGCTACAATTCCAGCAATGTCTGCCTGATTTACGGCATCGACAAGTTCTGTTAGATTTGTTGCTTCTTCAATTGACTGCGAAGCTGATTGGACATCATTTATTAATGCCTCTGATTTTGCGGCAACATCTGTTGCAGTTTGTTTGATCGCATCAACTGCGCTAGCACCAACACCAATCTCAGTAAATTTAGCAATCGAACCAAGACCTGTAATTAACTGAATGATTGTACTTACCGCAGTTGCAACCCCACCACCAATTGGTTCAACATTTGAAAATAATTCTTCGACTGCTCCAGAAGAATCAAGACTGGTGCTATCGAGACTTGAAAGCGAAGAAGTAAACTCTTTAATGCTTTCTTCCAGTGTTGCGCTTGTCGGGTCAAATATACCACCCAATCCAGGAACATTGCCAGTAAAACTACAAACAGCGTCTCCAAGTGGAGTTGTTCCTGCATCGTCAACCTTTGTTTCAAGACTTTCAATACCTGCAACAACTTCCCCAGATTTACTTCCAATCAGCGTTGCTTTATTTGCATATTTTGTCTCTATCGCATTTGTTGTTACGGTAGTTAGATTTTCCTTTAGGGTGTTGTTATCTTCTACGGACTTTAACTGAGAATTTAGTTCTGTTTTGGTTATACTCATCTATCCCACCAGTTTTCCGTAGAGATCAATAGAACTATTCTTGATTGACTCAATGCTGGAAGTGTCTGTCAGTTTCAGATAATACTTTGAGAATATCTCAGCGCAAGTATTTCCATCACCTTCAAGTCTGTCTGAATTAAGAATTCTAATATTTGCTGCTGTTTGCGAGGTATTTAGTTCATACAAAATGAATGCTAATTGAGTCGCAAACTCTTTCCAGTTATTTGAAAAGTTCTTGAGTCTCTCAAGTCTACCATAAGACCAAAGAGCAATTCCAATTTCAATCTTATCTTCTTCCTCTGATCCAAATGAAATCATCGAAGAAATAAAATCTATTGCTGCAGCAATCGAGACAGACTGTTTGATTGTATAACCTCGGTCCAAGAAAAACTTTACTGTTTCTACTATTCTTGACTCTCTGATACTAACAGAAATTTCGCCTATATTAGATGCATCAATATTTGATTTTATTGAAATAATGTCAACAAGTTCTTCATAGAAATCTTTGGTTGGATTTAATCTCTCAACGACATTTTCAAATTCAATTCTTTGCTGGACTCTGCTAGGATATTCAACTCTTGGAATTGATCCAAGAACAAGAGGCACCTGAGATGCAGGACCATCCATAAAGAATCCAAAAACAAAAGAACCTGCCTGAAGTTTCGGGATCTTGCCAATACCACTAACTCCGCCCTCTGTTGTTGGGACAACGCATTGCGCCCAAGGGAGATCTGCTTGTCTAATATCTTTTGTTGAAGGAGAGTGAACACCATGAATGCGAATACGGACTCTTCCTTCTAGTCCATAAGGAGGAGTTGCATCAATTACATCCGCAAGAAACCAACGTATGTTGTCGCCATAATATTCAGATAAAAGTGCTCTCATTATCCCCTCGTCAACTTACAGACCGACATTGCAACATCATGTCGAGTATCTTTAAATGTATGGCGTGCACTATAAATGAGAAAATCTCCGCTTCTCAATCTGTCAAACTTCTCAGAGCTCTTGTCATTGTTTGTATTGTCAGAGATGACATTGATTCGAATTATGTCTCCAACACTTGCTTTTGAGATAATAAAACCTGCACCCGGAACAGTCACTTCATACATATTTTTGTAGAGCATGTTTCTAACAGAAAGGTTTTCTAGTTTCTTTTTGAATTTTTCTATGTCATACTCGTCATGATAACTTTTATAATTATCATATGTTCCTGTTGAAGTCACTGTATGAAAAACTCTGGCATTGGTCTCGTCTAAATGAAGTTCATTTTCGCCAATGACAAAATTTTGGTCATAGACATTCTGTTCTTTATTCTCAGGAATGATTCCAGAACTTCTTAAATTTTGCAGTAGATTTGTGACGGAGAAGTGCGTCGAAGAGATTCTTCCCGTCTGTGTGTTGGTGTTATTATAAAGGGATCCAACTCCACCTGTCATTAACTGCTGCATCGAGTTTTGAAGTTTTGCTGCCCTCATTGTCTGAATCAAAAACTGCTGTTGATTAAATGAACCAGACTCAGAGAGTTGAACGTTTGATGGCGAGAACGTATACGGAACCTTTTCATTAAAAGGTTTTTGCTTTAACATGACTTCAAGATTACCAAGTCGAAGATTTTCGTCATGCATTGACGCATAAAGAAAGAATGGGCATCCTGTCTGCGTTGTTGCTCTATCTCTTAACCATTCACATGCTTCAAGTGGATGAAGGTAAGGAATAATTGCTTTGAATTCATTCTGAACAGAAGAAACCTTTGATTGTTCGTTAAGGTTCCCGCCTTCATAGAGATAAGAAACGTCAATATCCTTATGAAGTTCTGTTGCACAAATCTTTAAGATTTCTTGCTCAAGACTACCCCGAACAGATCTACTAATTTTCTTTGTCTTGCTAAGAAATGCATGTTCATCAATTAAGGTAAAGACATACATTCCGGAGTTACCGTTGTCTCCTGTCTTTACTGCAGTCTCAATGCTTGTCATAATAAAAGTTCTTTCGCGAAGTCCATCCTCTCGATTTGTTCCAAGTTCTGAAGCAATACCAAGAGTCAGTCTTTCTGTACCTTTAAAATTAATCGCATCAAAGATTGCTTCATTGTCTAGAATCGCAATCTGACCAGAGACATATGGTTTTTCTAAGTTCTCAAACAATACGAGTTCAACAATAGATGGACGAACATCTACCTTACGGTCACCAAGTCTTTCAGAGGTGATTACTGCCTCTACAATTTTATATTGTTGTTGTCTCATTGTGCCAGTAGTCTATAAAACTCAGTTGCGACATTAACAATTGCGTCAGGTTTGATAATCTTGATTTGCTTTAGATCATCATTCTTTGCGATGATCCTATCATAATAGGTTACTGCAGTGTAAAGAGATCTTTGATCAGTTGTGAGATCATTCTCAACTCTTACTCTGTTCCCTCCACCATCAACCTCATACGAATAAAATTGAGCAAATGGATCAACATCGTAAGTCTCACCATTTGCATCTTCGTAGTGGTGGACTGCATAGTACTGAGGTCCTTCCTGATCAACAGTAATACCAGCAATTGTAATCCCATCAACCTGATAGGTGATTTCTTCGCCAACAGTAAATGTTTCCTCGCCAGAGGGATTTGATACAAAAACAGATGCTTCAACAGAGTATGTTGATCCTTCCTCGTAGGGAACATTCCTAAGTGTTGCTGTATCCTTCAATCTTGATAGTTCAATTGAATAGACGTTGCTAGAAAGAAGGACGCCATCTTTATAAACGTTCCAGATGCTAGGACTATGGAAAACGTGATTTGTTTTTTCTACTTCGATCTCACCAAACCCGTTTGAGTTAATAGTAAGAGAATATTCAAGAACAACATCTGTTGTTGCTGTTGAAGTATCAATGATTAGTTGGTTGAGATCAAGATTTCTTTTAACAATAGTTCCAACTGTATCACTGGTTCGACCAAAAACAGATTTACCAACAGGAAAGTCAAAAGGTTCTGTTGCAATGTCATCTTTGGTAACAATATATCGATGGGGATATGCTTTCTTTGCGCGATCAAGCATTTCTCTGTTATTTACTGGCCAACCAGACTCACGCAGTTTGTCGTTTAACAGAAAAAATGTCCAGTAGTACTCAGGCGTGCCATAAAGTCTAAACGAAGTTGTGTCTGGTCTTTCTCCAGAAACTATGGTATAGTCCTGATAGAATGCGGCATTAGACTTTAATTGATCAATGATGTCAACATAGAGAGAAATGTTATTGAAGAGAACAGGATCTTCACCATCTCCAAAACTATAGTAGACTGGATCGAAATTTTGGAAATACTTTGTTGCCATTATTCAATACCATCTCTTGTGTAGTAGGGATCGTTCAGAATATCTTCTTTTGTCAATGCTCTTGTTTCCTGGAAGTTTAGTGTTATGTCAACTTCTAGGAATTCTCCATCTGAATGCATTCCCATCCCAGATGAATTGTATGTGGTATTGACATCTCTGAGATAACATTCTTTGATTTCTGGCGCTGCCTGGTTGCCATCATACTCAATGTCAATGTTGAATTTCTTTGGGAATACGTATCCAACCGAAACCTGAGTTGCTGCACTATTCTCGCCAAGAGTCACAGGAATATTTTCAGGATAGACTTCAGTCCGGAAAAAATGAACAATACGTTTGATTACTCTTGCTTCTTCCTGAGATCTTGCAATCATCTTAAAAGTAAATGCAAAGTCTCGAATATTAACGCCTTTGAATAATGCTCTTGTGTTTGGATTAATTGTAACACCTGCTGCGATTTTTCTACCTGCTGCGGCACCTTCAAAACCAAAAGTGCTTGCTGCTTTCCCAACTGCTTCTGATGCAGCAAGCGAAGCAACTTTGGAGTTATCTCCACCAAAACTAGAAACAAGGGCATTGATAAAAGACTTCGTTGACTCTTTACCAGAAGCAACAACACCAAGTCCTGTTGCAGCAAGAGCGCCAGCAGTTCCTAAATCAAAATTTTCATACTGAACATTATCACGAAACTGTAGTGCAACAGGAAGATAAAGACTGACCACTTTCTCAACAACAGGTTTAGTTTCTTTGGCAGTTGATTGGTTTCTTTCGCCATTCAGTTGTTGGCGTTGTTTTGCTTCTTCTTCAGCAGTTCCTCTGCTCTGATTCTGTGTTGCACTATTAACAGCAGTTGCAGTTGCTTTGTTGATTGAATCAAAAACATTTCTGGCAGAGATGGTATCTCCCTCTTTCACGAGACTAAATTTGATTCTTGCTTTATACTCATCTTCATTGTGAAGAGGATAAGAAAGTCTTTCAGTGACAATCTTTGGTTGTTCTTCTGCTTCTGCCATTTAAGGACTCGCTAAATAAGTTAAAACATTCAATTGTTATTTATAAGGTGCTCATGGCATATTCGGGGAAATATACAGTCAAAAATCCTGCTAAGTATTTGGGAGACCATAAGAATGTGGTCTATAGAAGTCTCTGGGAGAGACACTGTTTTAAATGGTGTGACAATAACCCAGAGATAAAAGCATGGGCAAGTGAAGAGGTTGTGATACCTTATCTATATGAAGTAGACAGAAAATACCATAGATACTTTATGGACCTCATGATTGTCTATCAATCCGGCAAAACTGTTCTTGTTGAGATCAAACCAGACAAAGAAACAAGACCACCAACTGGCATGAAAAGAACCAAAAAGTATATTACCGAAGGTTTGACATATGTCAAGAATGTTAACAAATGGGATGCGGCAAAGGATTATGCAGCAGATCGTGGATGGCATTTTGAAATCTGGACCGAAAAAACTCTAGAGAAGATGGGAATCCTTCCGAAATCCACGAAACAACTCAAACCATTTACTAGGAGGAAAAAATGAAAGCATTCATACATATTCCGA